GCGGGGGGGCCGCCCCGCGCCCCGACGATCGGGATTGCGGCCGTCGATGCGAAAGCATTCAGCGCCGCCATCTGCTGTGCGGCCAGCGCGTCGAAAGTCTGCGACGCGGCGGCGCTGGCGGCACTCGTCTTGCCGACCGCCATCTGCACGACTTGGTATGCGAGCCACTGCGCCGCCATCTGCCCGAGCGCGTTGACGACTGATCGCGCCATGCCCTCGGCAAGATTGCCAATCGCGTCGCCGAGGCTCTCGGAGTCGAAGATCATCGACTCGAAGGCCGCGCCGAATTGCGAGCTGAAGTTCTTGACGACGTTGCCGGCCAGCTCGTCGAAGCTCGTCATTGCTTCCTCGGCGGCCTCCAGCCACTGCTCCCAGTAGCTGCCCTGCTGCTCGCCGCCACCGGTGCCGAGCGCGCTGTGCACTGCTGCGCCGAATTGCTCGGCCGTGATCTTGCCGGCCTCGAATGCCGCAGCCAGCAGCTGCATGTCTTCCCGCTGCCTTTCCAGCGCGGTCACGCCGAGCAGCTCGTTCAGCCGCTCCTGCTGCTTCGCCAGCTTGTCCTGCTCTGCCGCCGATGCCTCGGCGGCCAGCGCGTACTCGGCTTGCTGCACGACGGCCAGCTTCCAGGCCTCGGGCATCGACCCGAAAGCCGGGTCGACGAACAGATCGACCAGCTTGGATTGCACCGCCGTCAGCTGCTGGCCGCTCATCGCGGCGCTGACCTGGGCGCGCTGGATCGCCAGGATCGACTGCTCGTACGCCTTCGCGGCGTCGGTCAGCGGGTCGGCCTGCTTTGCGGCGGCTGGTGCCTTGGGCTTCTCGGCCGGCTTGCCTGTACCGATCGACGTGCGCCCCGGCGTCACCCCGGGTTGAGGCTGCGGGCCGATCTGCGCCGATGCCGCTGCAGCACGGGCGCCGAGGATCGACTCTTTCCACAATGTGAAATTCTTGTAGCCCTGCTCGGCCTCCGCGTTCATTTCGGCCCAGATTGCCGATGCACTGCCGGGGGTTGCGATGATCGCCGCGACGCCGCCGAGGGTCTTGCCGATTGCCGTGATCTCGTACGCTGCACCGCCGGCCAGCACGGTGACCCACTCCAGGGATGTCGCGAGCTTGTCGGCGATGATCCGGGTCAGGTCGGTGTCGCTTGCGGCCGTGGTCATGCCGCGCGTCATCGCCGTCAGGCTTGGTAGCAGCTCGGCGACGATGATTTTCGCCCCGCCGGACAGCACCCCCATCAGCGCCGAGGTCTCGGCCTTGAACAGCTTGCTCGACTGCAGCAGATCGGCGCCCATGATCTGCCCGGTCTGCGCCGCCTGCTCGCCGAGGCGGTGCAGCTCGGCGCCGTTGTTCGCGAGCAGCGGGACCAGAAGCGTCGCATCATTCGCAATCGCCTCCATGTAAAATGTCATTTCCTGCTGCGAAACACCAGCCTTCTGCAGCGAACTCGCGTAAAGCTGCAGTGCCTGCGGGCCGCTCAAGTTGCGGAATTGCTCCGCCGTGACGCCGACTTTGGGCGCGATCTGCTCGAAAAAGTCCTTCAGCTCGCCGCCGCCAGTCTGTAAGAAGTCGCCGACTTTGTCGTTGACATCTTTCAAGACGTCCGCCAGCTTGTCCTGCTGCACTCCGACCGATGCCGACGCCGCCGACATGCGCTGGAACTCGTCGGTGGACACGCCGACGAGCTGGGCCAGCCGGATGATTTCGTCCGCGCTGTCTGTGACGTGCGCGACCATGCCGCCGATGCCAATCGCTGCGGCCGTGCCAGCGGCAGCGGCAGCCGTGCCGATCTGGGCGAAAGCGTCGTCGATCGCCTTGGCGCGCTGTTTCGCGACTTTCGCCGCGCGGTCCATGTCCGTCTCGAAAGCGCCGGTGCGCGCGAGCAGATCGATGATGATGCTACCGGCCGACATGGTGGCTCACTTCCTGACGCCTAACGCGCGCATCGTGTTGATATCCGACTGCTGCATGCCGGCGTAGCACGGCGGGGGCTGCAGCCAGTCAAGCAGCTCTTGCATGTCGCCTCCGGACATGCTGCGGGCGACGAGTGCTGCGGGGCGGTGATAGCGGTGCATGTCGTCGAATGGGTATGCGGCGTAGAACGCGGCCCAGTCCTGGAACTCACGCGCTGTCATGCGGCACTGTAGCTCGCCGACTGTGCTACCGAGCGCCAGGGCCAGGACGTGCCAGAACCAGTCCTCACCGCGCTCTACGACTTTTTTTCGGAGGCGCCCCCGTTGATATCGAGCACGGCCGCGAACAGCGCGTTGAGCGCGGCTGCCTTGAGCTGCATCGCACGATCGCGGGGCAGCACCGGGGCGCCGGATGCGTCGCACAAGCTGATCGAGATCAGATGCGCGAGCGCGCCGAATCGCTGATCCTCGCCGCCCTCGCGTGCCAGCTCGTGATACCGGATCCACTCCACGGCCGGCAGCTCGCGGAAATAGAGCGTGTGCGTCACGCCGCCGATTTCGACCTGCCGCTCGATCGGAGCGGCGGCCACAAACAGGGTGTCGGGCAGCATCACGATTTCCACGTAGTCGTGATCGCGCCGGAGCGCTGCAGCGACAGCGTGCCGCGCACGACTTCATTGGTGGCCACGTCGATCGACACGTCCGACACGTACGCCAGGAATGCGAGTGAGGTACGACTGGCCGGCGGGGTCAGCGTGCCGCTGCTGTAGGTCGGATCGGCGGTGCCGTCCGACAGACAGACCATCCACTGCAGCACGTCGCCCGACTGCTGCAGCGCGATCAAGCGCTTGTGGCTCGCGTCGGTCGGCTTGAGCACGAAAGGGACGCTGACTTGCCCCGGATTGCCCAGCCCTCGCACGTACTGGCGGTCGACGAGATCGTCGAGATTCGTCGTCTCGATCTGATCCGATGCGCCGCCCAGGCCGGTGATCCCGGTCGGCGCGGTCATCCGGAGCAGCCCGGGGGTGGTGGCGGTGGCATCCGCCAAGAAAAGTTCGGTGCCCTGGGTCTTGACGCTCATGCGGCGCTCCTGCAGTGCGCCCGCATCGTGCGGGCATGGGGTGGATTATGCCCGGCCCAGCCAGTAGTCAAGCTCGACGGCGAATCGATACAGCCGGGTGTCGGCGTCTCGCGTGTCGAGCGAGATCGTCGTGACGTGCGCGTGCTGCTCGACCGCCAGACGGACGGCGCTGGCGAGCGCGACGACGCCGGCACTCGTCGGGTGCCAGCAGTCGATCTGCACGGCGACGCGGTCGACGGTCGGCGCGTCGCTGACGCCGTTCTCGGGCGCCGAGGAGACGACAAACCAGGTCACGTACGGCTGCGTGCCGCCGCCCTGCGGCGCGTCGCCGTGCGGGTAGATCCGGTCTCCGACGATCGCTGCGACAGCCGCGTCGCCGGCCAGAATGGTGTAGATCGGTGGCAGCATCATCGGCCCCTGTTCCGGGCGGCCAGCTTGCGCACGATGCGGGCGATAGCCTTGGTCAGCTCGGTCTCGATCGTGACGAGCGCCTGAGGGGCTGCCGCGCGGTAAGCGGGCCGCAGCCATGGCTCAGCGCGCTGCTGGCTGCTGCCGTACTCCAGCAGCGCGGCGCTCTTGCGAGTGTGCGCGCCCTTGCGGCCGGGGTATGTCTTGCGGCGCACACGCACCAGATAGACCTCTCCCTTGCCGCCAGGGGGCGGCCGCTTGCCGCGCGTCACGACGATGTTGTCACCGGTCAGCCCCGTCGAGTCCGTGCCGACCGTGACTGCGCGCAGGCGCTCGCGCGCAGCCTGCTGGACGACGATCGCGCCCTTGCGCAGCGCGGCCCGCACCGGGCCACCGCGCTTGCTGACCAGCTCTGGCGGCAGACTGCGCAGCGTGTCGAGCACGCCGTCGAGCCCCTCCATGCGGTGCTCAAATCTCACAACGCGGCCCCTTCGTCACGATCTGGCGGCAGCAGCGCGCCGTCAAGATCGCGCAGGGGCGGCTCGTCGCCCTCGTCAGCAAGCAGTGAGATCAGCAGCTCCAGCGCTTGCTCGATCCGTGTGAGTCGCTCGATCACCTCGTCCATGTCATGCTCCAGTCGTCGTCGCGCACATCAGCGTCAGATACTCGCGGCCCGACTCCGGGTCGGGCAGCACGGCCGTGATGTCGTACGTCTGCTCATCATGCACGAGTCGCATCGTCGGCGCCACGTCGTCGCGGTGCCGGATCGTCGCGCGCATCACAGTCTGGTCCTGGACGGCGGCCGATGCGGTGTACTCGCGACCGGACACCGGCACGACCTGCGCCCACAGCCGGCCGTCCGGCGTGTCGGCCAGCGGCTGCCAGGACTCGATGACGCCGCCGTATGCGTCGCGTGACGTGACCAGCTCTAGTATCTGGACCCGGTGCCGCATCGTGCCCGCAAGCGATTTTGCCATGCGCCGCCCCTCCCTTGTCTCAGGCGCTGAGCGCCGCTGCCAGCGCTGCCTGTGCGGCGGCGGCCAGGATCTCGTTGCGCAGGATCTGCGCCGAGGTGCCGCCGCTGATGTCCATCATCAGGTTGGCCTTGGGGCCGATGACGCCGGACATCTGGATGATGGCGACGCCGTCCTGCACGGTGTAGCCGGCGCGGGCGTTGTTGAGCGGGCGGCCGAGGCGGGCCTCGACGCCCTTGATGTCGATCTTCTCGCCGCGCATGTGGGCTTCGTAGATCGCCTGGATCTCGGCGTACATGCCGTCGGTGATGGCCCAGTAGCCTTCGACAAGGTCGGCCAGCCGCATCGGGCCGCCGCAGATTGCGGGGTCCAGAAGCGACGAGCCCCGCTCGGCGGCAGGGCTCTGGGGGGCGATGTGGGGGTGGTCGCTCATGGATGTGATGTGGCGTTGATGGCCTTGAGGGCAGCGGTCACGGCCGCACAGCCGCCGATGTTGTAGATGATGATGCCGGCCAGGAAGAACCAGACGGCGCGGCGCGCGATGGTGCTGACGCCGTCGAGGATGAACTGGCCGCTCGCGTGGGCGGCCGACTTCTTCAGTGCGCCGGTCGTGCTCTCGACGAGCTGCTGGAACAGTTGCTCGTCGTTGATGGTAGCGCGGATACCGGCGGCCATGCCTTGCGCGATCGCGTCGCGCACGCAGCCGGCCGAGATGGCGTCTTCGACGCCTTCGGCGACGGCGCGGCGGATGTCGTTCTTGATGGCGTCGATCGCGTCTTGATCGAGGTCGCCCCAGTTCGTGGTCATGGCTGTGAATGTGTTTTTCGCGTCAGATCTTTGTATTTTCGGTGATCTTCTTGCTGCGGCCCGAATTCGATTTGTAACGCATTGTTGTTCATGCCGCGCTCAGGGCCGCTGCCAGGGCGGCTTGCTCTGCGGCGGCCTGGGCCGTCACGCTCTGCGATGCATCATGCAGCGACAGCGTCACCGGCTCGCCGCCGGCTTCGGTCACGACGGTGGCCCGTGTCCCGGCGTCATCTACGACGAGCGTCACACCCATGGGTCACCTCGTCACGTCGGCCAGCACTTGGATCGCGCCAGTCAGCACCGTCCACACGTCGCCGGCAGTCGTCGTGATCTCCAGATCGTACGGATGGCTGCCGACCGGCCACAGCGCCGTGTCCTCGGCTGTCGTGCGTGTGCGGACCAGCTCGCTGTCGCCCGTGCCGCCGATTGTCAGAGTGCCATCACCCGTCGACCACTCGTGCACCACGGTCGCGCCCTGCCTCATCTGCATGCGCGCCGACTCGATGCCGATCGGATCGCCGGTCGCGGTGTCGGTCAGCCGCGCGATCACGCAGGCCGGGACGGTATCGCCGCGCATGACGGCGGGCCAATGGTACGTGGCAGGGATCATGGTCAGAGCGTGCGTACACGCCACGGGTCGAGCAGACCAGCGGCGTAAGGGAGTACCGGCGAGGCGGCACTCGTCGTGACGGTGCCGCGCTGCTCGTACAGATCGGTCAGCCGCAGCTTGATCCACGCCGTCACCGATGCCGGGACATCAGCCGCTGCGGGCCATGTCCCGCAGCTGTACGTGACCGTGATCGTGTCCAGCTGCTGGCGGGCCTCAGGCCACGATGCCCCCCAGGCCGGCACCAGCCGCGCGCCGAGGTCATCGGCGCTGAGCTGGTACCGGTCGGACGGCAGCGTCACGGTCACGCCGTCGGTGTCGACGTACGCCACCGACGTGATGCCGGTCACGCGGGCAGGCCACAACCGGATGACATCCGGCCAGGCGTCCAGCCGGCGCCGCCAGGTCTGCGGATGTATCGCCCGCTGCATCTCGCCCTCGGCGTCATGCGTCGCCGCGTAGATCAGCGACGTGATGAGCGCGTCCTCGGCGTCGTGCTCGACGCGCAGATGCAGCTTGGCATCGGCCAGCGTCACCGGCCAGATGGCCGGCGGCGTGACGAGCATCGGCGCGGACACGGTCACGCGCTCCGCAGCGACCGGGCGTACGCCACGGCGTCGGGATGCGGGTCGGCCAGCCCTGCGGCGAGCAGCTGCTCGGCGGAGACTGCATCGACCAACACGACATCGTCGACGCGGCCAAGGGCGGAGTCCTGCAACAGCCGGACCTCGACCTGTGCGGGCGCGGTGGTGGTGGACTGCTTGGTCGCCATGTCAGGTCGCCGAGTTGACGTACAGCTTGACGGCGGCGGTGTCGGTGAGATTCGAGCCCGTGCGCATCCAGCCGCAGAAGCCCACCTGAGCATTCAGCGCGAACGCGCTGTCATCGAAGCGGCGCATGCTGAACGAGCCGGCCACATCGCGGATGACAAAGCGGCTGAAGTCCCCGAAAGCGATCGACTTCGCGTTCGCGGCCATCGTCGGCATGTCGTCGTTGACCGTGTACGCGTAGCCGCACAGCGTCGACGGGATGCCGCCGGTGATGCCCTCGTTGTCGCTCGGCATCCAGATCGGGCGGCCATTAGTGTCGACCAGCCGGCGCAGGACCTTGAGCGATGAGTCGGACAACATGAAGCGCGCGCCCCGCGTGCGGTAGGCCGAATTGACGCTGTGGATGAGGTCGGTCAGGTTGGCGTAAGTGACCGTGGTGGTCTGGCCGGTGGCGCCGGTCACGCCGGTGGC